GGACGGGAACTGTGTCAGTAATCGATACAAGTTCAAATACTGTATCTGCTACCGTCACTGTTGGTGCAAATCCCCACTGGGTTGCCGTTAATCCCGCCGGTACAAAAGTTTACGTTACCAATAAAGGGGAGGGAACTGTATCAGTAAAGACGATAACAGTCGTTAAAATCGCATTCGACAAATTAAATTAAAAAAAAGGTGGTACACCAATGGTATTAAAATCTGAACTCTTGTCAAGTATAAGCTCAAAATTTGAATATATGAATACTCCAGAATTGGTAATTAATGAACAGTTCGGGGCACACGATAAAAAAACATACCGGGTGCAGACATGCAGGGCAAGTGGAACGCTTGCAACAATTTGCTATTTCTGTATGTATGTTTTCAACGAAGGAACCGACAACGAGGCCGCATATATAGAAACACAGCAAGCACCAGAAGAACTAATAACCGCATAACGAAACGAGGCGGTACTATGGTAAATGAAGGCCGATTTATGCCCATGCCGAAAACCTGCACGATTCAAACCCCTAACTTCAGAGGCAGGTATCATAAACAGTATTTAGCCGACCCTGTAACGGTGGCCTGTGAATACTCCATCTCTAAAGGGTCCAACGCAGAAGGGACGTTACAAACACTTAGCGGCTGGCTCGTAGTTCCAACTAATACCGATATTACCACAGAGTCTATAATCACAATAGAAGGGATACAGACCACTGTAAAGCCAGGGGAGGGAAGTATAAAACTGATAAATGAGTATCGGCATCAAGTCATAGTAGGTAAAAAAATCTTAGTAGGTGCGTAAATGTCAAACGGTCAGGTTACCGGGCTGGAGGTATGCCTCGCAAATGTAAGGAAAATTAAGAAGGCATTCGAAGCCGAAGGAAAGAAAGCCCTCGATAAGTGGGGCGGCGATACCATAAATGAGAGCAAAGATAACTTTTGCCCTGTGGACTCCGGAGAGATGAAAGCAACAGGGGGTCATAAAGTAACAAAGGAAGGCTCAACCCTCTGGGTAACCCTGTACTATAACACTGATTACGCCCCCACAGTCCACGAAAAACCGGCAAGCCACCCAATAGGTCAAAGCGGGTTTTTAAGAGTCCCCTTTAATCAACGGGTCCCTAAACTTGCCACTGACCTAATAGCAGGGATAGGTAAGGCGGTGAAATAATGAGCTGGATAGACGACCTGGCCGACCACGTAGAGACCGCATTACCTACAATCTCTGACCTTTACTTTGAGACATTCGACCTAGCAGCTCCCGATTGCGTTATTATGGTCTCTTCTCCAGGTACAGGGGCCAGCCATAAAGCAGGTATCAAGACCTTGCACAAAGGCGAGGTAGGCTTTAGGGTCCGCAACAGAGACCAGGAGACCGCAAAGAACCAGGCCGAATTAATAAGCGCATATTTCGAGCTTAAAACGAGTTTCTGGGCCGGTAGTACATGGTTTAAACGAATCACAAACGAAAACGGCTTTTTCCATGTATCAACGGACCAGGTAAACGGGTCGATATATTCAGTTAACTGTTATATAGAATATGAAGAGTGAGCAAACCATGCCAGACCACAAAGACACAGTTTTAACAGTGTTTAAAATCAACGGTATTACTGTAGAGGGTATGGACCTCGACAGTATACCAGTACCGGACGGGGACACTGGTTCCAAGAAGGTAACCACGCAGGGCAAAGGGTACGTTCATAAAAACGCCCTTAACATGTACGACCCTGGAGAATGTGAATATAGCGGAAACGAGATACCAGGTGACCCAGGGCAAGCGGCCCTTTATGCTGCCTTCCTTAGTCGTGCAGAATGCGTTTTCCAGTGCATCCTTACCGAAAGCGGGATAACATACGAATATCCGGGTCAAGTAGCGAAGCATACCCCAGGCAGCGACGATAACACGTCTAAGTTCAACGGTAAGATAGTGGCTACTGACATCTTCACAAAAACGGTAACATATGCAGGGGTTACCAAGATCGAGGCAACAGCCGGAACGGAGATACCAACAACCGCAGCAGCCGCAGTAACAGCCGATACAACCGACATAGTAATAACCGAGATAACCGCAACCACAAAGGACACTATAAAAGTAACGGCTGCCGATGCGGATTATATAGGTTATTCCTTAAACGGCGGTAGGACCTGGGTTCCATTAACCACAGCGGCCTTATCAAGTGATATTAATTTAGGGAACGCTGGGACAGTTACAAAGGTCCTCCTAAAAATAGAGGAGACCGACAAAGCTACCAGGTTCTTTAACATTTTTTTTGCAAGGGCGTGATCTCTGATTATAGTATCGAGGATCTGATGTTCCTAGATGGATAATTCGGAGATCACGGGCAAACAAAATATGTAACAGATTTCTGTAAGGTCACAGGGAAATCTTTTCAAACAAATGTTTCAACGGATTTCTGCAAGACCCCAAAGAAATCTTTACTAACAAAAGATGTAACGAATTTCAGTAACAACCCAGAGAAACAGGTGAGAGTATGGCAATACCACAAACGGACTTTGTAAATGGATCGTTTTTAAGCTACCCTATAGGGAATTATGTTAAGTTGTTTTCAGTACTCGGAACGAGGACAAAGAGGACATTTTTTGAGGCCATCCAGAAGCTCGACGGCAAAGACGGGGAAGGAATGAGCCCAGACCAGATGATAGGCCTTTTTCAAGTTGGCCTTATCCCTTACAAGCCCGGTATTACCTTCGATGAAACATCGGAGCTTGTACAGGAGTACATCAATTCAAACGGGGATAGCGGGTTACACGTTAAGCTAGTGGATGCCTTCTGTGACTCTGGACTCTCTGATAGGAAGACTGTAGATAAACAGCGTAAAATGATAGAAGAACTTGCCAAGATCGAGGAAGCAAGGAACGAGGCCTTTATAAAGCAGTCCTGGGTTGAACTCGACAAGCTGAACGCCAACCTCCAGAAGATTTCAGATGAGCTTAACAAATCGGTAACCGGGGAAGAAACCGCCAACCCTTCAGATGAAGGGGGCGAGACAGAAGAGGAAGACGACCCTTTAGAGGGTCCAGCTACGACATGCTAGACCTAGACGTATATGATTACGTCGAAAAGTTACAACGGGCTACCTACAAAGCAAGCCGGGGTAATGTATTACCTCGGGAATGCTTGCTTTTAACCCTCCCAGAAATTACTATCATATTGGAAGAAGGAAACGAGCTAAATCAGGAATGTATTATCTTACACGCGGATCTGAAAGCAGCAACGCTAAACGCTCCACACTTTTACCAAAAGAACCAGAAACCATACGAGATAAAGCAATTCTTACCCAAGCCATTAGCTAAGTTATTGAAGCAGGAACTTAGACCAGAGGACCAGGCCCGGCTTATCCAGGAACGCGGGGACGCTTTAGCGGCGAAATGTAAGCAGTATACACACAGGAGATAAGCAGCATGGCCTTAACAATCGGTACGCTATTGGCAAAAGCAGGGCTCGACGTAGACACCGGGAGCTTTCGAGCCCTGGATACTGCCCTCACAAATGCAAAGACTAACTTACAAGGTCTTAGTACAGAGTCTCAGCTCGCTATTTCTGCCAGCATGACCTCAGTGCCTCTGGCTATCGCAGGCATAGGGGCGGCTGGCCTGGCAGTAGCTTCTAATTTTGAAGATGCCAGCACGACGCTTACAACCCTATACGGCGATGTTGACATAGCAAAGGGAAAGTTCCAGGACCTTTCAGCCTTTGCAGCACAAACCCCTTTTGAATTTCCGGAGCTTTTAGACGCTACCGTTAAGCTGAAGGCCTACGGTATCGAAGCAGGGGACTATTTAAAAATATTAGGGGACACCGCTTCAGGGATGGGCAAGTCTTTAAATGACACTGTTGAGGCACTGGCAGACGCACAGACCGGAGAATTCGAAAGGCTCAAAGAATTTGGTATAAAAGCCGTCGAAATAACGAAAAAGAACGCTGACCAGCTGGGGGTTTCAGCCGAACAGGCAGGCAAGACAGCCCTTACTTATACGGACAAGTACGGAAAGCAACAGGTCGAAGTTGTGGACCGCAACAACCGGGAAATGATTACCTCCACAATCACAGGTATCTGGAATGAGAAATACGCCGGGGCAATGGAACAGAGAAGTAAAACCATGTCCGGGATGCTTGCGACCCTCAAAGATAATATGAGTATGGCCTTAGCCGACCTGGTGGGCTTCGATATGGATACAATGAGCGTCCAGGCAGGGTCGTTAATGGGGGTCATAGAGAAGCTTGTTAGTGCAGGCATTGACCTTACCGGCTGGCTCTCCGGAGTCTCAGAACCTACCCAGATGTTTATTACCGTCGTAGGCCTTGCAACAGGGGCGGTATTCCTTCTAGGGGCTGGCTTTGTTGCTTATGGGGCAATCCTGCCGGCAGTAACCGCCGCTCAGGCTGCACTAGGAATAAGTCTAACGGCTGCCCTATGGCCTGTAGCTGCCGGTATCTTAGCCCTGGGCCTCTTAGCTGCCGCCCTGTACGTCCTGGAGGAAAAGACAGGGGCCGTATCTTATGCCTTTAATCTATTCAAAGACATTTTTACTATCGCCGTTGCCGGTATAAAGCTGGCTGCCGGCACGTTAAAAGACTGGATGGTAGAAAAATTTACAGAGATTAAAACCGCCCTCCTCGACATTATACCGGAGTCCTGGCTTACTGCCATATCGAATACTGTAACCACTGTAACCGGGGTATTTTCAAAGTTCGGTATAGACGTTCATAGCATGGCCGAAACGGTGAGGACCGATAACCAGGGCGTCGCAGACTCTACTAAAGATATGGGCCTCCAGGTAGCAGGTACTCAGCCACAGGTAACCGGGGCAACCGGGCTTATGAGCCAGGCCTTTGGTGATTTGGGTCTAGGTGCAGTTAACGCTAATACCCAGGTAGGGACAGCAGGGCAGGGCATACAATCAACCATGTTTAATACTGGACAGGCTGCTAACACTATGAGTACACAGGTCGGTATCGCCGGAGGCGCGTTTAATTATAATATGGCCTCAATGGGCATATCAGCGGGTAGCATGGGTATACAGACCGCCGCAGCCGGCACTCAGTCGATAGGGGCCCTTAATGGCATATCCGGGGCGGCAAGTTCCGCCGGGGGCGTGGTAGTATCCAGTACTAACAGTATGTATGACGGTTTCATCCATTCCTCCACAGGGGCCACAATGGCAAACGGTAGTATAGTAGGCCTTACCCCAGCGGTTAACGGACTAGCCGGGACCGTAAACGGGGCGGTAGGTGCTAACAAGGCTTACGCGGCTTCCTTTGTTGATATTTCGAACATGGCAAGCAGCGCAGCGAGCGCAGCGATAGCCGCAGCAAGGCAGATAAGCAGCGCGATAGGGCCAGCCCTGAAGACTACAGCCGACCAGGTGGGCAACATACCCGAGCTTGCCGGAAAATGGAATACGAGAGCTAAACTAGGAATAACTTCATCAGGTACTAAAGGAACAGGCGAAGGCAACGTAAAAATCATACCAGCAAAGACCACGAATAACACGACAAACAACACGACAATAAACGTAAACACAAAGCAAAGCTCCGGAAACGTGGTATCACAGGCTAAGAGGGCAGCAGGGAAATAAACCATTTCCCTTTTGTGCCATTTAAGGGTGACTGCAGGGCCTTCAAACCAGCTGCAAAATAACACAATAAGGATAAACAGGACTTGAGAAATTGGCAGGAGAAACGAAATATATTACATGGTCCGGAGGTCCGGCAGGTGATTATATATGCACAGGTTCAGCCGACCAGGGGCCCATAAATAGCGCGTTAGCCTGGGCAAACGCTAACCCTGGTAACATTATAAAAATGAGAGGGTCCGGAAATATCGACAGCCCCCATAAGTATAACATAACAGGTCAGGTTAGGGTAGGGTCCTCTACGGTCTGGACGGCTGAGCCTGGGGTCTGTCTATGGGTCCCAGACGGGGCATGTGGTTCTTCTGTAAGTAACTGTGTATTCCCGAACGGTACGCCGGTTATAGGGCAAATAGGTTCATATATAACAGGTATCGAAATATACGGTTTCGAGATCGACGGAAACTGTCAAAATCAATCAACAAAGTTAGGGTACGCCCATGGAGTCTTACAGAGTGCAGGCTCAGGAGTAGAGCGTCTTATTCAGTTTCGCGGTCTTTCCGGATCACAAACGAAGGCAGCCGATATTTATATACATGACATGAATTGTCATGACGCCTTCGGTGAATTTGTCCATATAAGATTTGCAAAAAAGGTTAGAATAAAAAATAACCTGTCTGGAAATCACCAACACGAAAACGTTATGTTTGTTGAGGTTTTCGGAGACGGTAACGAGATATCTGACTGTATAATGTATGGCATTACCTCGGACTGTCTAAGATTGGACAATTGCCAGAACATCCCTGTTCATGATTGCAAATTCTTAACCTACGACGGGCCAAATACGAACGGGGCTACAAAGTACGGCCATAGCTGTATGCAGATAGCCAATGAAGCAAACAAGGACCTGCAAACCGATAACATAACAGTCTATAATAATTACTTTGAGGGTAAAAACCTATCAGGTATCTGGATAAACGACCAGTTAAAAACCGCAGGAGCAACGCCTCAGAACGTTTATATTCATCATAATAAATTTTCGAATAATATAGGCTGGGCAGATTGGGCATGGTGGGCAAGTGGTATAAATATCGGGCCCTGGGGTAACGGTGTAAAAATCGAATATAACACCTTTGAAGGCTGTTATGGTAATACTATCCAGTGTAACAACCCCATAAGCTCAAGCTCTACCCATACAATACTTGTTAAAAATAATAACATCATCAACACAGCAGGGTTAAGGTCCGGAAGCTCAGGGGGTCCAACGACCCAGGGTTGGGGTATTTGGAACTCACAGCCTACCAAATTTGTTATTCAGGCTGAAAATAATTACATGTCCGGAAACCAGGCAGGGGATTATAAAGGGCTCACTCCTATTTCAAAAGCAGACGAACCTATAGAAAACGCACTCCCAGACGGTGGGACAGGCGAAGACGACCCAGACGACCCGGTAACCCCTACCCCTTCATCCGGTATTTATATACCCTCTGCAGGCCAGATTTTAAATACTGACTTCGGTTATGTTCAGAGGGCCGCCGACGATTACAGCGCATATATAAACGGGGTTCCTTTCGGGCTTCACAGGTTAGCCCCAGCAGGCGGCAGGGTTGTAAGCAAGTCTCACAGCCCCCAGGTAGTCGGTAGTAACCTCTCAGACCTCGGGCTTGAAGGTTCAGAGGTTACTTTAGAGTGCTTTGCCGAGACTATGGACGACGCTTATAAGGTCCTGGCCTCCTTCAGCAAGCCCGGCAGGTCCTTTATAGAACTCGGAGGGGCGCATAAGGGTTATTTCATGTCTGGAATAATGCCGGACCATGCTTCTAATTTCGATTGGGTCCAGGGCGACACAGGACGGGAAAACCTGGACTTTAATATTAACTTTGAAACAGAGTTCCCTTATATTGAAGACATGAACAAGACAGTAAGGGACCATTATATTTTTGGGTCCTGTGCAGTATCAAGCGACGATATACACGACGGCAACCTAGTTAGAAACCCGAACTTTAGCGCATGGACCTATAAGGACGCCCTGGAATGGGTCGCAATAGAAGACGCTGCAGATGTATCTTGGAGAAATGTAAAGTACTCGCCTGAGCTTAATCAATGGTGCGCGGTAGCCGAAAGCGGGACCGATAACCGTATAATGGTTTCAGGGCCAAATATCGTAGCTGACCTTTCCGGAAATAATAAATTTGGTTTACACACTGTCCCAGGGGTTACACCGGCAGAGGACGGGTTAATATTTGATAGGACCGGGTTTGTAACCATTCCAGACCCAGGCATAGCAAACGCCGCAGCCTTTTCTATCTATGTTAAATTTTCGATAGACGACGTCTCGACTTATAACGGAATATTTGGCCTCGGGTCGCATACATCGAATAACCCCCAGTTATACATAATGGTTGATACAAGCCGGTGTATTCGGTTTATAATGCGGGACGACGCAAACAACGCAGTTACTTTAACTACGGCTTCCGGGTCAGCCCCTATAGAAACTGATATTGAGGTACTGGCAACTTATGACGGTACATCCATGAAAGTATACATTAACGGGGTATTCGCCAAAGACATAGCCCGCGCCCCTAGTACCCTATCAGCCACCAGGGCAGCTATAGGAATGATTCCTCGGCTATCCTCACAATATCCTATGAAGGGGAAAGTCTATTCTACTAGGATATATTCAAGCTGTTTAACCGCCGAACAGGCCCCCAATGCCGCAACGTTAACACAAAATTTAATATGTGCGTACTCCTCAGTAATTGATTCAGACGTTTACCCGCCGGGTCAGTTCTGGATAGTGCCGCCCTGGTTAAGCCAGGCTGCCAACTGTAATAATAATTGGCGAGGCCTGGCCTGGTGTCCTGATTGGATGACCTGGGTTGCAACATCGGTTACAGGGACCGGGACAGCCTGTATAACAAGCAAGGACGGAGGGGTAAACTGGGTACAAAAAACTACTCCGGGGTCTAACGGCTGG